AATGCCGGGCAGCCTGCGGGCTGCCCGGCATTGCACTTTTGAGGGAGTGTTTTAAATGATTTTGCGCTGCGCTTTATGTCACAATTTGTACGCATTTCCAGCAAATGAGGGCGGATGTAAAAAATCTATACACCGGGCAAAGTTTGTTTGTTGTTCCGGTTCACTTTGCGGGGTATACTGTTGCCATAGAGAACAGCACGATGAAGGCTGTGAAAAGATATTTTTGAAGCAGGGAGGCTTTTTTATGTACTATTCCAGTGGCAATTATGAAGCTTTTGCACACCCCAAAAAGCCGGAGGGCGTGGATCATAAATCCGCTTATATCATCGGCTCCGGTCTGGCTGCGCTGACCGCTGCCTGCTATCTGGTGCGCGACGGTCAGATGAAGGGCGAGCACGTCCATGTGTTTGAAAAGAACGCACTGGCCGGCGGCGCCTGCGATGGCTACAAGTACGATATCGGCTATGTGATGCGCGGCGGCCGCGAGATGGACAACCACTTCGAAGTTATGTGGGATATGCTGCACTCCATCCCGTCTCTGGAGACCGAGGGTGCCAGCGTGCTGGACGAGTATTACTGGCTGAACAAGGAGGACCCCAACTTCTCCTTGTGCCGCGCCACCGTCAACCGCGGCGAGGATGCTCACACCGATGGCAAATTCGGCCTGTCCGATAAGGGTGCCATGGAGATTATGAAGCTGTTCTTTACCCCGGACGAGCAGCTGCAGGATAAAAAGATCACCGATTTCTTCGATGACGAGGTGCTCAACACCAACTTCTGGATGTACTGGCGCACCATGTTCGCCTTCGAGAACTGGCACAGCGCTCTGGAGATGAAGCTGTACCTCAAGCGCTATATCCACCACATCGGCGGTCTGCCGGACTTTACCGCCCTGCGCTTTACCCGCTATAATCAGTACGAATCCATTATCCTGCCCATGGTGCGCTATCTGGAAAGCTTCGGCGTGCAGTTCCACTACAACACCAAGGTCACGGATGTGAAGTTCGACATCCAGAAGGGTCGCAAGCTGGCAAGCTCTGTTACCGTGGTGCATGAGGGCGAGACCACCAACATCGACCTGACCGAGAACGATCTGCTGTTCATCACCAACGGCGGCTGCGTGGAAAGCTGCACCGTGGGTGCACAGGATAAGGCTACCGGCTTCGACCCCACCATCCAGCCCGGCAACGGCTGGGATCTGTGGAAGAAGATCGCCGCACAGGACCCCTCCTTCGGTCACCCGGAAAAGTTCTGCTCCGAGCCGGAACTGAGCAACTGGGAGAGCGCCACCATCACCACGCTGGACGACAAAATCCCTCAGTATATCCGCAAGATCTGCAAGCGCGACCCCTTCAGCGGCCATACCGTCACCGGCGGCATCGTCACCGTCAAGGACTCCAGCTGGCTGCTCAGCTGGACGCTGAACCGTCAGCAGCAGTTCAAGGATCAGCCCAAGAATCAGCTGTGCGTCTGGGTGTACGGCCTGTTCAGCGATAAGCCCGGCGATTACGTCAAGAAGCCCATGCGCGACTGCACCGGCCGCGAGATCTGCATGGAGTGGCTGTACCACATCGGTGTGCCCGAGGATCAGATCGCGGAACTGGCAGAGCACAGCGCCAACACCGTGCCTGTGATGATGCCCTATATCGACGCCTTCTTCATGCCCCGTGCCATGGGCGACCGTCCCGATGTTGTGCCCGAGGGTGCTGTGAACTTTGCCTTCCTCGGTCAGTTTGCCGAGACCGCCCGCGATACCATCTTTACCACCGAGTACTCCATGCGCACCGGTATGGAAGCTGTGTACACCCTGCTGAACATCGACCGCGGCGTGCCCGAGGTTTGGGGCAGCACCTACGATGTGCGCGCTCTGATCGATGCCACCGTGAAGCTGCGCGACGGCAAGAAGATCACCGACATGGATCTGCCGCTGATCCCGCGTCTGGCTTTGAAGGAAGCTCTGAAGAAGATCGAGGGCACCGACCTTGAGAAGTTCCTCAAGGAGTATAACGCTATCTGATATTTCCCTCTCCTCCGATAGATCCGGCAACGGGTCAACACCCCCCTAAAAAAGACCTCTCCGCTGCTCTACGACAGGGCACGGGAAGGTCTTTTTTGCATGGAATTTGTGTAAAAATGGTACAATATATGTTAAAATAAAGCGGAACGTGAAAATAATTTGTGCCAAAAGAATGATTTTGGCTTGTTTACGGCGGCGTTCTGTGCTATGCTAGAGCTATTGAAAGGGCAGGAGGGAAGAGCCTGCCTCAAATGCGATACGCCAAAGATAAAAGGAGGTCGTTTTCCTGTGAAACAACTTATTTCCCGTCGCAGCTTTTTAAAGGCTGCTGGTGTGACCGCTGCCGCTGCATCCATGGCTATCGGTGCGCCTGCCGCATCGGCCTGCTGGTATGGTGACAAGTCTGACGTTACCATCCTGTACACCAACGATGTCCATACCTACATCGACAAGCAGAGCCCCAAGCTGACCTACGCTGCCATTGCCGACCTGAAGCAGAGCTATCAGAACGCCGGCAAGGATGTGCTGCTGGTGGATGCAGGCGACCATGTGCAGGGCACCGCCTACGGCTCCATGGACGAGGGTGCTTCCATCATCAAGCTGATGAACGCTGCCGGTTACGATGTCGCCACCCCCGGCAACCACGAGTTTGACTACGGCATGGACCGTGCCAAGGCCATCATGAAGGAAGCCGATTTCCCGTACCTGTCCTGCAACTGGGTAGACCTGCGCACTACGCTGCGGGTGCTGCCCTCCGTCAAGGTGTTTGTGCGCGGCGGCAGACGCATCGCCTTTGTGGGCGTGACCACCCCCGAGACCTTTACCAAGTCCACCCCGGCCTACTTTATGGATAAGGCACAGCGCAAGTACATCTACGATATTCAGGGCGGCGAGGACGGCAAAAAGCTCTATGACGCCGTGCAGAAGGCCATTGATAAGGCAAAGCTTCTGGCAGATGTGGTCATCGGTCTGGGCCATCTGGGCGTAGATCCCTCTTCCTCTCCGTGGACCAGTGAGGAGGTCATTGCCCACACCAGCGGCTTTGACGCCTTTATCGACGGCCACTCCCATACCGTAATGGAGAACAAGCAGGTGCAGGATGCTTCCGGCAAGGCTGTCACCCTGACCCAGACCGGTTCTTACTTTGCCAACGTTGGCGAGATGACCATCGCTGCGGACGGCACCATTACCACCAAGCTCATCCCCACCCACGAGGGCATGGACGCAGGCATCGCCGCCATGCAGACTGGCTGGGTGAACACCGTGGACGATATGCTGGGCGAGAAGATCGCTGTGGGCGACAGCGATTTCTACGTCTCTGACCCCGCCACCGGCAAGCGCCGCATCCGCTCTGCCGAGACCAACCTCGGCGACTTTGTGGCTGACGGCATCTACACCTACTTCAACGAGGTGGAAAAGCTGCACTGTGATGTGGCCATCATGAACGGCGGCGGCATCCGCGCCGATGTGCCCGCAGGCGACTGGACCTTCAAGACCTGTAAGCAGGTCAGCCCCTTTGGCAACGTGGCCTGCCTGATGTCGGTCACCGGCAAGCAGATCCAGGACGCACTGGAGTTTGCAGCCCGCTTTGCAGGCGAGGACGGCAAGGAGAACGGCGGCTTCCTGCAGGTGGCCGGTGCAACCTACGAGATCCACACCGATATCCCTAACACTGTGCAGACCGACGAGAAGAACGTCTGGATCGGCAGTGCCACCGGCACCCCGCGCGTGCAGAACGTGAAGATCTACGATAAGGCCTCCGGCAGCTATCTGCCGCTGGACCCGGGCGCTACTTACGCACTGGCCGGCATGAACTACACCCTGCGTAATCTGGGCGATGGCTTTGCCATGTTTGACGGCGCAGAGCTGATCAAGGACTATGTGTCCGAGGATTATCTGGTGATGTCTACCTACGCTATGATTTTTGACGGCGTGGATGCTGCGGGTCTGCCGCACCTGTCCAGCGCCAACAGCCCGCTGGCCGCATACCCCGGCTACCTGCTCAACTACGAGCAGCCCTACGGCGCAGGCCGCATCACCATTCTGTAAATTTATATTTCCCGTGAAAAGGCGAACCCGGAAAGTCCTGCGGACTTTCCGGGTTCGCTCTATCTATAATAGTTTTTCCGCGCGGAATCATACAAACAGAAAAGCCACCTGAGCTTCCTCAGATGGCTTTAGTCTGGTTGACCGATGGAGAGAATAATCGAACTTTTCCGCTCCATCGGAAAATGCTGATTGATTATCAGTTTCACCAAAATCAATAGGCAAATCAACGGTGTTGTTATCTCCGAAAGCGTTAAATACAATCTTTAAGTGCCCATTGTCATCGTCATCGTAGACATACACGGATATCAGGAATGTCTTGAAAAGGTCTTCCTGATATTGGCGGTCGTGGATGTCGCCGTTTCTGAAAAGCAGCAGGCTGGAAATCAGTTTTTTACGGTCAACATGGACAACTTCCTCTTTGGCAAGCGCCAGCTTTGACTTCAAGTCGGTACGCTGCTTTTCCAATTCTATGAGCCTGTCACGAGTTGTTTCTGTGACCACACCCATCTCGATGGCTTTCATCACGTTCGAGATAGACGACTGCACAGCTGCCAGATCGCCCTCGATGGAATCAAGCTGGAGATTCCTGTCTGCCTTCTCCCAGTATTCCACAGTTTTATCGGCAATCCATTCGATGGCATCATCGGTCAGACAGTATTCCTTGATGGCCTGTGCTACCGCTGGCTCGATAACATCCCGGCGGATATTTTTCTTGTCACAGGTGCGCCCGACACGCCTGTTCTGACAAGCGTAATAGTAGTGGATATCTCCGGTCTTTGATCTGCCGGACATTCCGATCATGTAGCCACCGCACTTCCCACACCGGAGTTTCCCGGTCAAAAGATAGTCCTCATCGCCGGGACGGTGACGGCCATTCCTTTTCAGTTTTTTCACTCGGAGTGCCTCCTGTACCTTGTACCACAGGGTATCATCAATGATGGTCGGGATGCCGCCCTCGATGCGAACATCGCCGTATATGTAGATGCCACGGTATTTCTCGTTGGAACACAGCCTGTGAAAGCTGTTCTTATTCCATTCGCCTTTATCAGCTGTTTTTATGCCCCGGCGGTTCAGATCACGGGCAATGTCCGTGAATAACTCGCCAGAAGCGACACGAGCGTAGACCTCACGGACGATGGCAGCCGCTGGCTCATCCACCACGACCTTGCCATCCTTACCCCGCTTGTAGCCCAGAGGCTGCCGACCATTGACCATGCACTTGTTGGCATTATCCATCAGACCGCGGCGTACGTCTTCAGCGAGGTTGTCCGAATAGAACTGATTGACATTCATCATGCTGCGCAGGGCAAACCGCCCAGCGGCTGAATCGTCAAAATCTTCCTCGGCATAGTAGACTTTTATGCCGCAGTCCATCAGGCGGGATTCGTTCACCATTGCCTGCATCATGTTCCGTCCCATGCGGTTGGACTTCCACGCCAACACATAGCTGAATTTGCCTTTTTCGGCATCGTGCATCAAGCGCTGGAATGCCGGGCGGTTATCGGTGCGACCGCTGATCGCCCGGTCTTCATAGGTGGCAATAATGGTCAGACCGAGTTCTGCAGCGTGCTTCCGGCACGCCTCGATCTGCTGCTCAATGGAAACATCCCTTTGGTTATGGGACGAGTAGCGGGCATAGATGACGGCAATGCCCCCGGCGGGCTTCTTCTTTTTTGCCATTATCCATCACCACCCACATCAAAACGGTAGATACCATCGTCATCCGCGAATGAAATTGGCTTTCCGTTCCACATTCCAGCGGCCTCAAGTTCCGGCATGAGTTCAAACCATTGCTGCTCCGAAACGATTGGAATATTCAGGGCATCCGCTCTGTCGATTTTCTTTTGCATTGAGTCGCTGCACACAATCAAAAGACCTGTCTTTTTTGACACGTTCATGTCCATAGTCAAGCCATACGCAGAAATAATATCAAGAAAATCTGTTCTATTTCTCAGCATGACTGGATTCCCGGTCACACAAACACTCTTAAATTCCTGCAAGTGCGATGCGATTTCTTTCAGATTCATAGAGAAACACCCATCATCTTGTTGCCGCCAGGCATAACGGTCAGAATGACAGAAGCTACGATACCCAAATATTCCGTTACATTTTTGCCTTGTATGTTGTCAGTTGTAGTCAAAAACATAATTATCCCTCGCATTCTGGCATTATTTTACAAACGGCTGAAAACCATGTGCTATTCTGGTATAATCAGATAAACTGCTGGCAGTAATTTTACAGAAAGGAGCGGAATATTATGGACGTTTCCATCGATTCCGATGATGTCCGAGAGCAGCTTCGCGCCATGCTGGCACTTGAACTGTTCTTGCATCTGTCAGCAGAAGATCAAGAACGTGTCATTGCTTTTCTAAAAAGCCTTTCATAACATAAAGAACGGCCTTTTTCTGCTCGGTGCTGAGCTGATTAAATAGTTCGACGAACTCTTTACTGCGCTCATCCTCTTCCATGGGGATGGGCGCAGTTTTTCTTTCCATGGGAACATCGTAGCCCATCAGCCATACCTCTGAAACATCAAGGGCTAATCCCAAGATGGTTAGCTTATCTTGCCGAGGAACGATTTTCCCTGAAACATATTGGGTCAAAGCGGTTTTTCCAAGATTGACACCGTAAGCGCGGCAGTACGGCTCTGCAAGCCTCAAAACATCAACCTGTTTCAGACCTCTGATATTCATAGCTTCTTGCAGACGTTCTGCGGTCGTTGATGGCTTCATTTGGTTCACCTCCAGTATGGTTACATCATATCATGGTATAAATAAAAGTTCAAGTATTCCAGCCAAAAAGTTCAAAAAAAGTGAATTTTTGTATTGACAAGGAGAAATCGTTGTGGTAAAGTGTGAACAGTTCAGTTAAACTGAACCGAACGGAAAAGAGGTGAAAACGATGCAGAGAAGCTATAACAAGCTGCTGGGCCGAATCGTTGAGATTTTCGGAACCAGAGGGGCATTTGGCAAGAGTATGGGATGGTCGGACCGCACCACATCTCTCAAACTCAACGGTAAGGTTGACTGGAAACAGGACGAAATCGAAGCTGCGTGTCAGGCACTAAAAATCGAAGTGTCGGATATCCCAGACTATTTTTTTGCCCTGTAAGTTCAGTTAAACTGAACAACGGAGGTTTACATGGATAGCGTTCCACACATCCACTTGGATGAAATCAGCCCCGAAGATACCGCCCGGCTGGCGCGGGGCTGCAAGAGGCTCTACCTCAAAATCATGGCCATGCCGGACGGAGAAGCCATGCTGGATGCCGCATGGGAGGCCTACCAGCAAAGAAAGAAAGGGGAGAACAAGACGTGATTAAGATCCTGATGACCGTGTACGGCCTCACCGCTGAACAGGCAGCAGCTCGTGCCCCGGCGGCGCAGTTTGTTTTGACTGCCGTCGTTGCGGCCGTGTTTGTCTGGCTGGACAGCAACGGCACGTTCGACGGCGTAGGCCGCTGGATGGGTCGCAAGCTCAGGGAGGTGCTGGATGCTGTATCCGAGGACTGATGCGGAGGCTGGCTACCCTGACCCTCCTGTGTGCCCCCTCTGCCATCAGAGGTGTGATACCGTTTACCGCACCGATGATGGCGTAATCGTTGGCTGCGACCGCTGCTTAGAGGCCGCAGACGCATGGGAAGTCCGTGAGTGCTTCCCGGAAAAGGAGTGATTTTATGAAAGGATTGGTATTCGACACCGAGAATCAGATGCAGTTCAAGGACTTCGGCGAACCGCTGCTGGACAACCTCCAGAAAGAGGTCGGCGGTTGCATCGAGGTGGTTCATCCCAAGTATCTGCCGGAAGGACTGTGCATGGTGATTGATGATGAGGGACTGCTGAAAGGCTACGCCATCAACAGCATTGCCAGCATTCTCTACGGTACGCCGGAACATGGTCAGCCCATTGTGGGCACCGCTGTGATTCTCCGCGAGGGCTTTGTGGCCGGGGAGCTCGACTTTATGAGCCTGGATGACGGAGATGAAGTTGGCCTGATGCTCTTATTCTCTGCGCTCGGTATCTGCATCAAGAACGAAAGCGAGGCTGAGTGATGGATCTGGAAAAATTCTACTTCACATACGGCTCAGATGATGTTCAGCCGTACTGTGGAGGATGGACGGTGGTCTGGGCGCCCAACTACCACATGGCGTGTCAGGCGTTCCGGGCAGTCCACCCTGATTGCATTCCCAATGTTCTCAACTGCGCCAGCGTGTATAGCGCAAAGGAGTTCGAGAAAACCAAGATGTTCGGCTCGGAGGGCAACTTCGGCCGCCGCTGCCGGGAGACCATCACGTTGAATATCGCTGTCAATAAGGCCGAGGAGGGGGTGATTTTTTGAAAGCCAAGAAATTGACCCGCCGCCAGAAGGAAGCCCTCTCTGCTGCCGGTTGGGACTGCACCGCATATCTCTGGGTTCGGGATATCCCGAACGGCATGGTGCTCCTGAATAAGGACACTGGGAAAACCATCATTTTTGGAAAGTAAAAGGAGGATGCCACATGGCACAGGAAACCGCATTGCAGGTTATCGAACTGCAGCAGTTGCCTATCATCGTTGAGCGGCTGCACAGCGTAAAAGCTGACATCGAGCAGCGCACGGCTGACGCGCTCTCGCTGGTCTGCACAGAGCAGACTTATAAAAGCGTCAAGGATGCTCGCGCACAGCTGACCAAGGAATTCAAGGAATACGAAGCCCAGCGCATTGCTGTCAAGGAAAAAATCCTTGAACCGTATACCGAGTTTGAAAAGGTTTATCGTGAGTGTGTGACGGTGCCGTTCCAGACCGCAGACACAGAACTGAAGCGTAAAATCACGGACGTTACTTCCGGCATCGTGGCGCAGAAGACGGATGTTGTTCAGGAGTATTACAACGAGTTGGTGGCGGCTGCGGGTATTGACTGGATGGATGACTTGACCTACCGGCCGAAAGTCAACATGAGCGACAGCGTCACTGCCCTGAAAAAACAGGCAAAGGCGTTTGTGGATGGCATCGTGTCCGATGTTACTGCAATCGACGCTATGGAAAGTTCTGCGGAGGTCATGGTGGAATACCGGAAGAACCTCGACCTGCCCACAGCGATTAAAGTTGTGGATAACCGTCACAAGGCTCTCGAAGAGCAGCGGCGGATGGAAGAAGAACGCCGTGTCAGGCAGGCAGAACGTGAAGCTGCGGCAGAAAAAGTTCGCGCCGCAGCAGCCCAGACGCAGCCTGAACCAGCGCAGGAAATTTCAGTAGACCCGGAAATGCCTGTGCAGCCCGATGTCGAACCGGTCTCGCAGCCCAAGCCGGAGCCCATTCTGATGACCCGCTTCTACGCAAAGGGCACGAAAGCGCAGCTTATCGGCCTGAAAAATTATCTTGAAAAGGAAGGTATCGAATATGGCAACGTATAACAACCAGCTGCAAGCGCAGCAGAAGCCTAAGTTTTCTGTGGCGATAACCACTAAGGGCTATCAGTCTTTGATTGCCAACACCCTGCGCGACCCCGCCCGCGTTCGTCGCTTTACGGCAAGCATCACCTCAGCAGTCGCGGTCAATCCGGCTTTGCAGGAGTGCGATGCCGGCACGATTCTGGCCGGTGCCCTGCTGGGTGAAAGCCTGAACCTCAGCCCGTCCCCTCAGCTGGGGCAGTACTACCTCGTGCCTTTCAAGCAGAAAGCCAAGTAT